ACTCCCAGGTCGCGAGCCTCCTGCCGGAGCGCCGCCAGCCCACGAGCGCCACCCTCGAAGAGGGGGATCAGCTTCGCGCCCGACTCGCTCAGCGCGGCCAGCACCGCCGCTGTGCGCTCGCCTGGGTCCTTGATGCGTGACACGCCCTCGGCGATCAGTGCGAGCTGGCGGTCAGGAGCCAGGCCGGCCAGCGACTCGGCGCTAACCCCCAGCCGGGCCAGGGCTTCCTCCGCCTGGGCTGACCCTTCCGCGGCAGCAGCCATCTGTTTCTGGACCGCCTGGATGACCTTCTCCAGGTCCTCGACGGCCGCGCCGCTCTGACGCGCGGCGTACCCCAGCTCGCTGACCGCCTCAACGGTCAGGCCCGTGCGGGCCGCCATCCCGGCGATCCCCTGCCCGGCGGTGGTGAAGCTGGCGGCGGCCGCCGCGAAAGGCGTCATGGCCGAGGCCGCCAGCGTCGCCACCCGGGAGCCGACAGCCGCGATCCCGGCACCCCACGCCTTGACACGCGCGGCGGCAGCGTCGAGCGCCTTGCGGAGCGGGCCATCCTGCGCCGATAGCTCGACATACGCGCCGCCCGCCCGTACGTCCTTTGCTCCCGCCGCCATCCGTCACCCGCCTTTCGGCCTGCTGGGCCGGACAAAGACACTCTTGAGCGCCTTGACCGGGATGCTATCCTTGACTGCCTTGGCCTGGCCGTAAGGTGAGAACTCGGAGGAGGAGAACGGGGCCGGGTGTCTTTTCGCGTCGCGGTTGCAATTTGCAATCATCGCCAGCACCTCCGCCGTCCTTGCCCACTCTGCTCGACCACGGCCCTCGGCCATGTCCGCAAGCTCCCGCAACGTCAAGGGGCCTGGATCGACTCCGACGGCCCCGGCGAGCTGCCAGGTGATCCGGTCAATGTCCTCGCCAGTAAGGCTGGATCGAGGCTCTGAATAACTCTCTCCGCCTCGTCCAGCGCCAGGCTCCCCGCCTGCTTCCCCGCCGCGATCAGCTTTCTGAGGCTGGCCCGTGCGCGGGGCTCGCGGAAAAAATCAATCAGTTCCTCCAAAAAGGCATCGGCCGCACGCGACAGAGAGTCTCCGCCCATCGCCTCGCCGAACTGCTCGTCAGTGATGCCGGCGTCCTCGGCCTGGTTACGACACAGGACGTACAGCACGTCCACCAACTGGCAGGGGTCGTCGAGCAACGCCGCCAGCGGCCTGGCCCCGTCAGTGATAAGGCCGTTAAGGTCCACGCCGAGCATCCCACGCACTCGCTTGACCGCCAGCACGTTGATGGCGACATCCCACCCCCTGCCCTTCGAGTCGGTGAACCTCCGCATCATCCCTCTCCTGGTCAGTCGATCATCGCCGTGGCAATGGGGCGGCGAGTGCCCGTGCTGCTGGCATGGGTCAGGAACACCTTGACCACGTCGTCCGTGATCGGGTTGTCGCCGAGGCCATCGGCCCAGACAAAGTCCTGGTCCCCGGGGTTGACGACGATGGTTGCGACATCGGCATCCTCGGAATCAACAAACCGGGCCACGCAAGGCGTGCCCGAGCAGCCCACCGCCAGGCCGGTCATGTTGGCCGCGGTGACGACCCACTCCTCCTCGTGAGGAGCCATCACCGTGACCGCCGCGCCCTGGGCCGGCAGGTTGTCGCCGGACCCGCTGGTGATCGGCACGGCGTTGCCGGCCACGGTCCCCACCGTGACATTGACCCGCGTGCCATTGGACCAGTACACATCCAGCTTCGTGTCCGAGGCCACACCGTGCCCCGTCCCCAGGGTCAGGGTGCCCGCCGTGTCGCTACTCCTGGTGGACAGCGTGCCTGCCTTGGCTGCCGGCAAAGGCGGCTCCTTCGTGACCGCGCCATCGGCGCTGACCGTTTTGTCCAGTCTGAATGTTCGGCCCAGCGCCGATGCGGTCCGAGTGATCACCATATTCGGCATCGCACTCCCCTCCTCTTCTCACCCAAAGGCCCAGCCAGAGTCACTCGACCACCAGCCACTCGGGCGGGTGATCGGAGTCGGTTGGCTTGACGTTGACCGTGTAAGTGATCGCCTCCGTCTGGGTCTCGTTGCGCGTGAAAGAAAACACCTCCATGACCGCGCGAAGCCCCTCGGTCCCGGCGGTGCCGATGTCGCCGTCCATGATGGCCAGGTCGATGGGGTCGCCGCTCAAGAACGAATCCCGCAATACGTCACGGTCTGCCGTGTCGTCGATGCCGTCGCGGTGGAGAAGGTCGAAATCGATGGAGGCAGACTTGCGAGCCCCCCTTATGGCATCCCACCCGCCAGAGCCACGCCGCGACACGTCCGCCTCGCCCTTGGTGAGGTTGAGAGTCAAGTCGCGGACGTTAGGCATCTCGGACCAGATGGGAGCGCCGTAGCTCCCCGTGTTGCGGTAGACCTTGGCGTCCAGGCCGAGCTTTGTTGACATGGCTGATACCTCAAAAGGTTATTTTGTCACCTTGTTTTTCAGCAAATCTGGCGCGGAAGGAAGCTCCTTGCGGAACGCCGGCTCCATGTAAGGCCGCGCCAGGTAACGCACCGGTCTACGCTTGCCTCTTGGGCCTCGGCGAGCAACCTCACCACCATACTCCAGCAGGGCCGGCACGCTGGGCCCGTTCCCGAACAGGGTTGGGCCGATCACCACAGAGGCGCGCTCGCGGTCGTAGGCGAAGTAGATCAGCCGGCGCAGCGACCCCTCGTGCGACGAGGGCGGCTCGCCCGGGCGGCTGATGGCCTTCCGTTTGCGGATGGACCAGCGGGCCCGCTGGCGGACGTATGCGCCGAACTTCGACAGCCCTTGCCGCGTGGCCCTGTCCACGGCGCTCGTCACCGCGGCGCGGTCGAAGAAGTTTGCCTTGGCCGCGCTGATGGTGAGACCGATCATGGCTGCCCCCTCAGCACGCGGACGGCGACCTCGATGACGCTGGAGAACGTGCGCAGCTCGTCGGCGTCATCGGGCAGGTAGACCGCCAGCACCTCCGCCCGCACCACGCGCCCGCCAGTCCCAGCCAGGGCCGGATAGTCCACGAGGTTGTCAGCCACCTCCTCGGTGAGCAGGACCAGCGGGTCGAATCCGGCGTCCGTCGGCTCCGCCCGCTTCTGGATCCCCACCTGGAGCGTGTACTCGTTCTCCCTCACCTTGCGCCCAGCCGGCGCGTCGGCCCTTGCTGTCATGACCACCGTGGCCTTGACGGCCTGGGTGCTGGCCAGGTCGGGCAGGGCACGCGCCGGGCTGTAGTCCCGCGCGGCCTGGACGGGCTGGCTGAACGTCGCCTCGTTGAGGCGCGTCACCAGGGCTGCGGCGATCTCCACGCTCTTGGCCGGCACGGCTACTCCACCCCTACTTGCTTGGTGTGGACCCGGATCATGGCGCGGTGCGCGTCGCTGTACCGCCACACCGGCTCGCCACGAGGAGCGAGGACCTCGAACACATACACCACCCCGCCCATCACCCTGCGGATCTTGTCCCCTGGCTCTGGTGTGGCCTGCTGGCCGCCGATCACCAGGTCGGCGGCGGGGATCACCCAGTCCGTGTTCGACCACTCCACCGTCACGGCACCGTACTGGCCCGTGAGCCTCAGAGGCTGCGGCCCAGCCGTGGCCCGCAGCACGACGGAACCCCCACCACGGGAGTAGGTGACCTCCTGGCTGGCATGCTGCTTGAGCTGCCCCGCCAGCCACGTTGCCCCAGCCTCGAAGAGGTCGCCCACTTGCGGCCTCCGTTACTGCTGGGCGGTGCGGATCATGAGGCGGTCGATGTAGACCGGCCCGGCGGTCGCCGTGCCACTCGACTTCTCGACGTGGGCCAGCGCACCGATCGGGCCAGTGGCCGCCGCCAGGGTGAACACCGTGGATGGAAGCACCAGGGCACCATTCACATAGATCTGGATGTCCGCCGGGTTGCGGGCGTCCATCCAGACCTCGACACGGTCGGACACCGCCGAGCCGGCAGTCGCGTCCACCGTGGTGTCGGTCGCGCTGACCTCGGTGGTGCCGTCATCGGACTCCGCCCGGATGTCCAGCGAGCCGCCATCAATGTGGATAAAGACGCGCTCGGTGATCGCATCCGCATCCGTCGTGCTGGTGCCGTTGGCGAGGCCGATGTTGATGTCCACGTCGGAGGTGGAGCCATTGGCCCCCAGCCGGAAGATCGCTTCCAGGATCGGTTTGGCCGCAATGGCCACCCGGTCCACGCTGAGGATGTCCACGCACTGGGCCTCGTTGGTGGCCGTGAGGCGCAGCCCCAGCGAGCCGCCATAGACCGCCGGCAGGCCAAATCCGCCGGCAGCCGCCGTGCCCGTGGCGACGGACAGCGACGGCCCGTGCAGCGCGTCAATGGTCGCCACCTGCTGGACGTTCAGGTCCACAACGAGCGTCGTGTCGGCGCTGGCCGCGTCCCCCACGGCCACGCCGAGGTAGAAGTCTCGGTCGTTGACGGCCTTGTAGTGCGCCTTGTTCGCGCTGTGGTCCCAGTAGACCCGGCCGCCGTCGAGGATCACCATCGACGTGGTCTTCTGGCAGGTATAGTGCCCCTCAACCTGGACGCTGCCGAGCGCGCCGGCGGCGATGTCGGCGTGCGCCACGGCGGCACGCCCGTCCGCCAGCTGGATCACCTCGCCGCCCGTGACCGCCACGGCGGGCGTGTAGTCGATGAACTTACCGTTTTGCCGGTATTGTGCTTCAAGCGGCATGCTATCGTCTCCCCATCTCATGGATTCACTGGAGGGCCACGGGCATGATCGCCCGTGGCCCGTGAGTCACGGCATCACGCCGCGCCCTTCGACTTGACCCCGCACAGGTACTCGGCCTGGTCCACGCCGAAGTCGTGGTAGCCCCGGAACTGCACGCCAAGGACCGAGAAGTCGGCCTCGGCGTCCTCGATGGTTGGCGTCTCTTGCCCGTTGAGGAAGGACGCCACGACGGCTGGCGCAATGGCCGGCGAGCGGAGGAGATACCACGCCGTGGCCGAGTAGCCGGTGAAGGCCGAGTCGGACAGCCACGGGCTGACCACGGGGCGGTACTTGCCGGCGTGGATGTTCGCGTCCGACACCTTGACGGAGGCGACGTTGCGGGCCTCGTAGAGCTGATCCGCGATGGCCTCCAGCTCCGGCGGCACCAGCAGGATCTCGGGACGCCCACCGATCCGCTTGGAGCCGTCCGCCGAGGGGCTGCGCATCAGCCGGAACGCCTTGACGCCCAGGCCCAGGCCAACGCCGTCGGTGCCGAGGTTGGTGGTCGCCCCCTCGATGTAGTTGGTTCGCGCCGTCGTCCAGAAGGTGGAAGCGTTGGCCATGAAGGCCGTCCAGAAGACGTTGTTGAACTTCTGGGCCGCCCCACGCCCCAGCCTCGCCCGCAGGTCATCGAACGCGCCGAGGTCGTCGTTGATGATGTCCTGGCGAGTGATTGCCAGCATCTTGGCGTAGGTGTCCACCTGCCTGGTGTAGCTCTCCTCCTCAAGCTTCCCGTGCTTGATCTCGCCGCCCGGCCCCACCTTCTCGTACTCCATCGAGTCGAGGAGTCGGTAGCTCGTCACCTGCTTGAAGTCGCTGACCGAGCGGATGCCGGCGATCTCACGCCAGGTCTGATCCTCCTCCATGTAGCCTTGCAGGATCTCCTTGTTGGCCACGTTGCTGAAGATCCCCGGCAGGCTCAGGCTCGTCCACCCGGCCTCAACCCTCTGGGGGAAGGCGTGAGCCAGCACTTGCCGGACATTGCCCGAGGTGATCCGCATCCCCGGGCCGGCCTGGTAGCCGTGCTGTGCGGCCGCCATGATGAGGACCTGCTGGAGGCCAATCGCGCGGAACTGGCGTTCGGCGGCCTCCAACACCTGTGGCTGGAAGTGCCGGTCCAGGTTGGGCAAGCGGAGCGTGCGGCAGAGGGCGGCCTCGACCGTGGCCGGGGTAACCGCCGGCGTGCCGGACCGCACGAAGCCGAACGGCGTGCCCGTGGCGCGGTCCGTCCGCAGGATGTGAAGCTCGGCCTGCTCGGCGGTCCAGCCGGCCTGGATCGCGTGGGCCAGGAGGTTGACGCGGCGGCGCTGGCCACCCTCGCTCACCTCGACCTCGGTGTCTGGGTGGGAGGCGCAGACGCGGCGGATGGCCGCCTGGCGAGCCACCTCGGCGGCGGCGTCATTGCGCATCTGCTGGACCGGGTTGGCCGTCGCCTGGATGGGCGTCGGCGCTGCGGCGGCCACGGGCGCGGCTGGCGCAGCAGCAGGCACGGCGGGAGGAGCCGCATCCTGGCTCGCCGCCGACTGATCCGGCGCGGCGGGAGGCACGGACTCCGGGTAGGCTTTCGCCCACACCATCTTGTAAGTCGCCATCTGCTGCTCGTCGAGCTGGTCTACCGACAAGCCGAGCATGGCGAGGAACTCCTCGAACGTCATCGCACTCCCTCCACTTGCTGCGACGGATGCGGCCGTGTTGCCGTCTGCGCCATTCGCCACGAAAGACACCTCCCGCAACGTCGCCCGGCGGACGACGTACAGCGGGCCCAACCACGATTGACCGTTGACCTCGACCGCCTGCCCCTCTCCGATGGCCTCGACCACGTCGGCACTGGTGCCGATGCTGGCCTGCCAGGGGAAGCCGTTGTCCGCCAGCGCCATCACCTCGGCGACATGCGGGCCGCTTCCGCTGATCACTCCAGAGACACGCAGGTCGCCAGCCCCAACTCGCACCTCCTCGGTGTGGCCGACGATCTTCCAGGCAAGGTGGTCGCGGAGGATGGGCCTCCTCTGGCTCGGCACGGTCAGGCCGGCCAGGTCCACGATCACCGGCAGGTCGAACCCGTCGAGCCGCATCGGCCCGCCGGTGTAGGCGGTCATCTCGAACCGGCGCAGGGCCGCGCCATCGGCAGCCTGGATCTCCACGCTGGCCGTGCCGGCGATCCGCAGGCTGGTCGGAGTGGCTGCCGCCGCGATGGCCAGCGGCACCACCGTGGCGCTCACGGAGGACGGAGAGGGCACGCCCGCCTCGGCAGCCACCCTCGCCGTGAACGCCTGCTCGCGGGCCCGCTGGCGGATGACCTCCTGCCAGTCCTCGCCACGAGACGCGCACACTGTGGCAAGGGTTGTCGTGCCGTTGTTGAGCCGCTCGGTGTCGGCAGCGGCCTCTACCTGCGGGTCAATAAATTGCCTTGCCGGCCAGTGCCAGGTATGCGGCAGCCACGGCAAGTACGCCTTGACGGACATCGGCAGGAGGCCAGGCAAGAGGGCAGCCTCGCCGAGCCAGTCCGCAAGGAGAGGGTCGAGCGCCTCACGCTCACAGTCCTGCCGCTCCACGTCCACCGCCGCCCAGTAGTTCAGGTGATCAAGGCGGGCGGACGAATAGTTGTAACTTGAGCTATCACCAGCCGCGACATTCCACGGGACGTTCAGGCACCGTGCGATCTCTCGCAAGATGAGCCGGGTGAACATCTCGTAGGTGGTCGTCGGATGCTCGGCCCTCAGCTGGGAGGCGCGGTACCCAGCCGGCAGGGTGGTCATCATGCCCCGCTCGATCTCAACCGTCTCGAACTCCACGCCCTGCTCGTACTCCCCATCCGCCGGTGATGCGGTCTCCAGCATCGCCGCGAACATGGCGGCCGTCTCGGCAGCCGTCAGCGTGGCCAGCGTGAATCGCCGCATCTGCGCGAACAGCGGCAGGGCCGGCGTGACCTCGGGCACGCCGCGAAGCTGGCCGGGCCGATCGCACCTGTACCAGTGCAGGACTCGCCCAGCTGGCAGTGTGTCGTACTCCAGAGCGCTGCCCCGGTACACGTCTCCGGGGTGGTAACGCAGCACGTCGTAGCCTGACGGGTTGCCCCACTCGTCAAGCCGCACGCCGTCAATGGCCCGGCTGTCCAGGATGGCCAGGTCGGGGCTCATGACCTGGTCGGCCTCGATCAAGGCCATGTCGAGCTTCACCGCCGTCGGCAAGGCCGGGTTGGTGGTCTTGACAGCGAACGCCTCGCCGTCCACCGTCTTGGCCTGCTTCATGATTCGGAGCTGGTCGGGCAAGCGGATGGCTCTGGCCCATGCCGAAAATGCCCCCTCGACGGCACGGTTGAGTGCCTGGTCTGGCGTCTGCACCTGGAGGCGTGGCCCAGGGCCGATCAGGCTGTTCGCCAGCGTCAGGACGATGCCCTTCGCATAGCTGTTGTTCGCGATCTCGTAGCGGGCACGCTCTCGCAGCCGCTTGCGGACGGCGGGGGAGTGCGCCGCCGTGGCGCTCAGCGCGTCCGCATTAGCCCAGTGCCGCTGGTTCTCTGGCGTCGTCTGCGCCGCGTCATAGGACGCACGCACGGCGCGGCGGCGGCCCGGGGCCCGTCGCTTCTCGCCGCCCCACAGCCAGGAGATCCAGGAGAGCATCACACGGCCCCCGGCGGGATGAGCTTGCTGAATCGCAGCCCACGGCGCGGAGCGCGTGCCGACTCCTTGGCGGCCAGGTACTTGTCCGCCTCGATCAGCTCGGACAGCGAGCGCTGGCTGACCGTGCCGGCGTCACCCGACACCGACGACGGCCCGGCCGCCGCCTCGCGGATCACATCCCTCAGCCCGTCAATCTCTTCAGGCATGGAGTCCTCCCGTGTGCATGATCAAGCACACGAGAGGAAATCGAGAAAGGAAACCGGCCAGATCTGATCAATTGTTACCCCGAGGGACGTTTCTCCTCGGGCCTGGCTCCAGAGACGGCCTCATAGGTGACGATCCTCTTGCCGCAGTGCCGGCAGGTCCGCACCCGCATGATTCGGCGAGGCTGCTTGCGGGTGTAGGCTCTCCGCAGGTCGTAGCATCCGCAGCGAGGGCAACAGAGCCCGCGTGGGTTAGGCCGCGGGGCGTCCGCCATGTCGCCGCTCATCGTCCCGCCCTCCTCTGCCTCTGCATCTCGGCGAACGACACCTTTCGGCGTGGCGTGACGACGCCAGCCGCCTCTCCGGTCAGCGAGCAGCCCATGACCGACGCGGCAACGCAGCACCCAGACAGGCAATCCAAGAAGTGGTTGTCTGGCCTCGTCGGGCGTATTTTCCACTCGTCCACGGTACGGCCCCGGCCCTCCGTCCTCACCCGGTACTCGGCGGTGAGGTGGTCCGCCAGCATGCGATGCTCGACGGACGAATCACCGTTCAGCGTCAGCGCCGAGGGGTCACCCAGAGGGGCGGTGAGGCGTGCGGCCAGAAACGACTTCCAGAAGTTGCTGTCGTGGATCACATACCTCGTCGATCTCTTGCCGGAGAACCCTGGGATCTTCCAGTTGAGGCCCAGCCGGTCACCGTCCTTCCTGGCCCCGGCCGTCACGGGGAGTGAGGATGCGCCAACATAGCGCCCGTGGCTCGGCGAGATGATGGCCGCATGAGGCGAGGAGCGGCAGAACTGATAGACCGTATCCGTGGACTCGCCCCA